ACGCGCAAGATCAGCCTTTCTGGGATACCTTCCTGCGAATTGGAGAGGAGTTGCCCGATGTCCTACCTCAAGAAAACACTGGCCCTACTTTGTCTGAGCGCTTCCGCCGCTCACGCCGAGCCGACGATAACCAACCTTCAGGGGTCAGCCCAAACAATCCTTGACCAGCTCGCGGCGGCACAAGGTCTGACAGCTGGTGCAGCCTATTACGCAGCCGATGGCAGCATCATCGCCCCCGGCGTCATGCAGGATGCCACCGTCACCGAGCAGATGCGGCTTGATTACAACTCTGACATTCAGGGGGTGATCGACGCGACGTACTACAACGCCGAGCTTCTGTTTCAGGATCAGCACGAAACAGCAATGGCAAATCTCGATACGGCTGTCGATCAGCTTGTTGCCGCAACTGCGGTTTTGATGGAGGTGCAGGCGGTCGCCAACATGGCCGCTAACGCCAACACGGTGCAGGAGCAGATGGCCTTTCAGACGGTCCTGACCAACAACGACATGACCATCACGGCTGCGGATGTAAGCAACTACAACAACGCTCTGGGCGCTGTGCAGACCTACGCCCGCGATGCCGGTGCCTTCTTGGCTGCCTCGCGCAACGCCACCATGACCAGCTCTGTGGACAACTATGCGGCCAACACCGGGGCCAGCTTGTATGGCGCTACGGTGGCCTACTCGGCCACGGCTGACATCATCAACGTTAGCATGGGTCAGGTCTACAGCATCGGCCTGCAGGGGCTGCTCGGGGCTGACACTGTGACGCTGGCCGACGTGTACGCTGCGGGCTACGGCTCGTGAGCGAGGAAGCTGAAACCAACGGCCTGCGGATCGCAGGTTTTGACATCAAGGGCTGGTGGCTTGCCGCCGCCCTTCCTGTCTTGTCTGGCTTGAGCGGCGCGATCTATGTGGGCTACGATACCGTCAACCGTTTCTGGGCTGTTGAGGAGAGCGTGGATGGCGTCTTGGGCGTTGAGAGCCGAGTGCAAACTCTGGAGCAGGCCATACAGGACAATGACGTGCGCGGGCTTGCCCCCAAACTTAGCGCAATCTCGACCCAGATGGGGACGATCCTTGAGCAACAGAAAGAGCTGATGGCCTTGCGGTCGATGGTCGAGAAGTCGGACAGCGTGACCAGCGGCATTGAGGGCAAGCTGGAGAAGTACGATGCAGAGATCGAAGACCTCTGGAAAGCAATGGACGACTTGGTGAGGAACCCGATGCAATGATCGAAAAACTAGTCTGGATGGGCTTTGCTGCCGCAATTGCGGGTATTTTTTATCTATCCGGGGACGGGTTCTACCGCTACCCGTGCATGGACCCGACCCAGTGGTCCACCCTAGAATGCAAACCGCCGATCTGCTCGGCTACCCGGACCTGTCCGTCCGATCTCACAGGAGGCGCAAGCAATGTCACGCAATAAGAACGACCCGGAATTGATGGAAGCCAAGTTGCGCTACTTCATCGGCGTGGCCCTGACCGTGATCCTCGGCGGCACGATTTTCACGGTCCTTTACTCGCTTGTCTTCGTCACGCAGCCGCTTGAGGTTTCGCCAAACGACCAGAAATTTTTTGAGCTTCTCACGCCGCTGGCCAGCTTTATCGTCGGGGCGCTAGGCGGCGTCCTCGCTGCATCAAACAATCGCAACAAAGGCGGCAGCGATGAGCCGCCGACACAGGAGACGCAAGAATGATCGGGATGAAACTCATTGGCGCTCTGATTGGCCGCAGAGCCAAGGCAAAGGTCGTGGACGCTGTGCTGGATAAGGTGAACCTGCCTGACCCGGTCGAGAACGCGATCAAGATTGCCGCCACCGGCAACGTGGGCGATCTGCTCGGGGGCATGGGCAAGGACATGGCGCAAGAGGCTGTGTTGGACGCCGTCACCAAGAAGGTGCCGGTCAAGAGACCGAAGAAATGAGGTGGCTCATTGCCCTGCTCCTGTCAACAACCCCTGCGCTTTCTACGCCCTACGAGATCACTCGGGTCATCGACGGCGATACGCTGGAGATTGCGGTGGATTTTCTCCCGTCGCCCCTCCCACCCAAGCTCTCGATCCGGGTGATGGGTATCGACACCCCAGAGAAGGCACCGCGCGCCCAGTGCGATGCCGAAGCTTCTCTGGCAAAGAAGGCCAGCGCGTTCACCAAGGACGCCGTGGCCAATGCGCTTGAGGTCGATATCAAAATCCTCAAGTGGGACAAGTACGGTGGTCGGGTGCTGGGTGAGGTCTATCTGGACCACCAGAGCCTCGCTGAAAGCCTGATCTCAGCGGGCCTAGCCCGTCCATACAAAGGCGAGGCCAAGTCCTCGTGGTGCGAATAGGAGCCTGAAAAATGCTGACCAAAGAAAAGATCGTCCATCTTTTGCACGGCAACCCAGAGGCAGAGGCATGGGCTGATGCCGCAATGGAAATCCTGCCAAAGTATGAGATCAACACGCCAAACCGCGTGGCTGGTTTCTTCGCACAGACGGGCCATGAGAGCCAATCCCTAAAAGTGCTTGAAGAAAATCTGTTCTACCGGGCTGAAACGCTCGACAAGATTTTCCCCAAATACTTTAAGAACGCTGGGCGCAACGCGGCAGAGTATGCCAAGCAGCCGCAAAAGATCGCAAACGTGGTCTACGCGAACCGCATGGGCAATGGTGATGCGGCCAGCAATGATGGTTACAACTTCAGAGGCCGAGGCCCGATCCAATTAACGGGACGTGAAAATTATACCAACTTCGGCAAGACGGTTGGCCTGACGGCTGAAGAGGTCATTGACTATATCCAAACCAAAAAGGGCGCGCTCGAAAGCGCATGCTGGTACTGGAAAAGCCGGAACCTGAACGCGACCTGCGATGCCAACGACATCGTGAAAATGACCAAACTCATCAACGGCGGAACGATTGGTCTGGAAGACCGCAAGAAGCACTATGACGAGGCGCTGGCTATCCTTGGTGGCGCAGTTCCTGCCACCTCTCCTGCGGCCTCTGGCGGCACTCTGCGCCGTGGTTCCAAGGGCGACGACGTCAAGAAGATGCAGGCCAAGCTGGGTCTGGCAGCCGACGGCGACTTCGGCCCCGGCACCGAGGCTGCGCTGAAGAAATGGCAGGCTGCAAATGGTCTGACCGCAGACGGCGTGGCTGGTCCTAAGACATTGGCTAAACTGCTCGGGTGATGTAGTATCACTCAAAATCGAGGGGTGCGGACGTGACCGGACTGACTTACAGCACATATGTGACGCAAATCGCAGAGATGGCGGTCGTCGATCCGCTTGACGTAAACTTTGTCACGATCCTCCCGGCGATGATCGACTATGCCGAGTTGCGCATCTACCGCGACCTCGATCTCATGAGCACGTCGACGGCCTTCACGTCGCCGTCGATCCTGCTCAATGCCGGAAACAGAAACCTGTCGTTCCCAATGACCCTGCCAAACGGCTCGGGCAGCATCGTGGTTTCGGAACAGATCAACATCATCACCCCAGCTGGGCAGACCGACCCCAACGGGGCAAACGCCTCGCGCGTCACGCTCCTGCCCACGACGAAAGAATATCTGGACGTCGTCTACGGCTCCAACGCAACGGGGTCTCGCGGGCAGCCGCAGTACTATACTGCGTTCAACGAAAACCTCTTCTTCGTAGGTCCGGTGCCGGATCAGACCTACTACGTTGAGGTTGTCGCGACGTACCGACCCAATGAGATGTCGGCGGCTAACCCGGTGACGTTCATCAGCCAATACTTCCCCGACCTGCTCATCATGGCGTCGATGGTCTACATCTCCGCCTACCAGCGGAACTTTGGCCGTCAGTCGGACGACCCGCAGATGGCGCAATCGTACGAGAGCCAGTACATGACGCTCCTGCGCAGCGCCGGTGTCGAGGAAGCCCGCAAGAAGTACGAAGGCCCCGCTTGGTCGTCACAGTCACCGACGCCAGTCGCGTCCCCGACACGGGGGTAAGAGATGCCACACGCATCACTGAAGCTCATTCCCGGCGTCGACCAGAACAGGACGCCTGCGCTCAACGAGGCTGCGATCTCTGAAAGCAACCTGATCCGGTTCGTTCCGGACAGGAATGGTCTTGGGCTGCCCCAAAAGATCGGTGGCTGGGATCGGTACATATCCGAACCCATGACGGCTATCGTGCGGGCACTGTGGGCTTGGGCTGACACGAACGACCAGCGCTGGCTTGCAATCGGCGCTGAAGACGGGGTTTACTCTTTCAATGGCGTTGATGTTGAAGACATATCGCCTCAGTCCTACAACGCAGACCCCACGATGGATTTCAACACCACTTCAGGCTCAAATGAAGTGGAGATTGACGACGTTGGCTCAAACATCACCACCTTTGACAGCATCTTTTTGTCGACCCACGTTTCGATTGGCGGTCTTGTGCTGTTCGGGTTCTATTCGTGCGAAGGGTCGACGGCTGACAGGTACTCGATTTTCTCTCGAAACGTGATCGGCCTGCCCGTCAACGCAACAAGCACGGTCGCAGCCGGGGGCGCAACAGCAAGCTTCACAACGGCTACCAACTCTGCATCGGTATCCGTGACCCTTGCGGACCACAACTTTCAGGTTGGCTCGACCTACCCGGTCCTTGTCGCGACAACGGTTGGCGGCATAACGCTGTACGGAAACTACATCGTACGAAGCGTTACATCCAGCTCGGTCTTCGTTATCGCTGCCGAGAACGAGGCGTCGTCCACTGCCACCGTGTCTATGAACGGCGGACGGCCCGACATCACATATTATATCGGTCAGTCGGCGCTTCCTCCGGCGGTTGGTTATGGTGGCGGTGGTTATGGCGCTGGCGGCTATGGCACAGGTGTCACGTCGTCTGGTTCTCGCACCTTCGCAACCACTAATGCGACCTGCAGCGGCACCACCGCTCGGGTCTACTTCTCTGGCAGGTACAACATTCCTGTCGGCTCTCAAATCACGATTTCGGGGGTGACGCCTTCCGGGTACAACGGGACGTGGACCACGACCGCAAACACCGTTGGATCGACCTCGACCGTATACTTTACTGTTCCGGCTACTCTCGGGAGCCAGACTGTCGCGGGCACCCTGTCAATCACCCGGTTCGGCTTCGCCGGTGCCACAGACTGGACGCTCGACAACTGGGGTGAACTTCTGATCGCAAACCCTGAGAACGGCGAGATTTACTATTGGAGCCCGACCGACGGCGGCCAGTCTGCAGTGGTCGTACCCAACGCGCCAAAGGTAAACGAGGGTTGCTTCGTGGCTATGCCTCAGAGGCAGATCATTGCCTATGGTAGCACCTTCTCGGCGATCAAAGACCCCCTGTTGGTTCGCTGGTGCGACATCGGCAACTTCAGCAGCTGGGTTGGGACGGTTTCCAATCAGGCTGGTTCGTTCCGCATACCCAAGGGTTCTCGCATCATCTCTGCCTTGCAGGGGCCGCAACAGGGTATCTTGTGGACCGATCTTGGCGTGTGGTCGATGCAGTACATTGGCCTGCCGCTGGTCTGGTCATTCAATGAGATCGGCACAGGCTGCGGGTTGATCGGCAAAAAGGCCGCTGCCACTCTCAGCGGCACCATCTACTGGATGAGCCAAAGCCAGTTCTTCTCACTGGGTGGCGGCGGCGTCAGCCCCATACCGTGCCCGATCTGGGACGTGATCTTCCAAGACATCGACGAAGACAATGTTGACCGCGTGATCTGCGCGACAAACGCCCGCTTTGGTGAGGTGACTTGGTACTACCCGACAATCGGCTCTGGGGGCATTCCCACCAAGTACGTCAAGCTCAACACCCTCTTGGGCCAGTGGGACTTTGGCGAACTAACCAGAACGGCGTGGATCGACCAGTCGGTCCTTGGACCACCCATCGGCGCTGACAATGGGGTCGTGTACCAACACGAAGTTGGTCAGAACGCGGTCGACCCCGCTGGGGAGCCCATGGCAATCAACGCCTACGTCCAAACCGGTTACTTTGCGCTCCAAGAGGGCGACCTGAAGACGTTTGTCGATCAGATGTGGCCAGACATGAAGTGGGGTCTGTATGGCGGCACCCAGAACGCTGAAGTCAAAATCACGTTCTATGTTGTCGACTACCCCGGACAGACGCCCAAGGTGTCCGAACATCTGGTGACGCGAAACACGACCTTCATCACCCCGAGAATTCGCGGGCGTCTTGTTTCAATCCGGATCGAAAGCAACGACCTCGGCTCCTTCTGGCGTCTCGGAAACATCCGATATCGCCTCC